GTTGGAACCGGCACGCAAAGCCTCCCTAAACTGCCCTAGACCACGATGCCCCCGCCCACCGGCTGGCACACGTTCTGGGGCTTTTTTTGTCTATAACTGCATCATTTGCGGCATTTCCTGATTTGACTTATAACTGATTTACGGATCAAGCGGCTGATAGAGCAGTCCTGATCACGCAAGCCAAGTGGCAACCCAGCCGGTCCATAGCACCAGGTGCATGGCGGCGCGTGATGAGGACAATATGGCAGAAGAAAAAACAGCCGAGCCAACAGTCGAGGACTACATTGAAGAAGGCCAAGAGGCCGATGAGGCGACCCATCAGGAACCAGCAGTTGAGGCTGCGCCGGTTGATGCGGACGTTGCTACCGATGAGGTTACCCTCGAAGATGTTGAAATCGATGGCAAAACCTTTGCCCTGCCGCCAGAAGTAGCGGCGCGATTACAGACACCTGAACCGGAACCAATCGAAATTCCAGACACCACACCTGACCCACAGGAAATTGAAGCGGCCCGGCAGCAGGACCAGCGGGCATACGAACTGCGCGGCGTGATGAAGCAGTACGAAAATGTCGATTGGGCTGCATGGGAACAGCAGGACATCACGGCTGCACAAGCCGGTTGGCGCGAATATTCGACGATCAAGGACCAGGTGCGTGATCTAGACGGCGCCATTGCACAACGAAATTCGCAGGACGGACAGCGCAAGCAGGATCGGTTTATGAAAACCGTTGAAGCTGGGCAGAAGGTTCTGCAACGAGACATCAAGGGGTGGGGCAAGGAACTTGCCGAAACACTCACCCAATACGCCAGCGAACAGGGCATGTCCCAACAGCAGATTGTTGGAATGAATGCCGATCCCGCTGCCGTCAAACTCCTGCACAAAGCATATTTGCAGGATCAATCAACCAAACAATCCGCTGCCAAGCCGGCACCGAATGTGGTCCCCCTGAAAAGCCCTACGAAGGGCAAGGGCAAACCCGCAACGGTTGGCTTGGCGGATGCTTTGCCCATTGATGAATGGATGAAGCGCCACCAGCGGATGAAAAATGAAGGATAGCCAAGATGGCTAACACACTTCTAACGCCAACGGCGGTGACCAGGAAAGCACTTGCAATCCTGCATCAGAAGCTGAATTTCATAGGGTCGATCAATCGGCAGTATGATGACAGCTTTGCCCAAAAGGGTGCCAAGATCGGCGACAGCCTCAAAATCCGCTTGCCGAATGAATATGCTGTGCGAACAGGTAAGACCCTGGATGTGCAGGATACGACCGAGGCCAGCACCACACTGACCGTCAGCACCCAGAAGGGTGTAGACATGGATTTCAGTTCAGCAGAACTCACGCTGGACCTGGATGATTTTGGCGAGCGTGTGCTTGACCCGGCAATGTCGGTTCTTGCGGCCACCATCGAAAATGATGTGATGAATGTTTACAAAGACGTTCCTAATCAGATCAGTGATGTTGGTGCCACGTTTACACTTGCTGGTGCGATTGCCGCCAACAAGCGCCTGACAGACAGCCTTGTGCCGATGGGTGCATCACGCTGCCTGAACCTCAACACCACTGACAACGCGAGTTTGGTGTCGGCCCTGTCCGGTCTGTTCAATGACCCGGCCAAGGTGTCGAAAAACTATCGCGATGGCATGGTTGCCTCAAAATTTATGGGCTTTGACAAGATTTATGAAAACACCCTTTGGCCGATGGGTTTCACATCTGGCACCGATGACGGCACGGGTGATCATAAGGTTGGTGCTGCATCACAGACCGGCGCATCGATTACGCATGGCTCTGAAGGCACCGGCACATTTGTGGTTGGTGATGTCATATCATTTGCGGGTTGCAATGAGGTGCATCCAGAAACCAAGGTCAGCACCGGCGTTCTGAAGAAATTCGTTGTGACCACGGCCATGACCGCTGTTGCCACCACGGTTGCTATCAGCCCGTCAATTGTCACTTCTGGCGCCAAACAGAACTGTTCTGCCAGCCCGACGGCTGCGGGTGCAATCTGGAAGCGTGAGAGCGATGACAGCACGGCTATTGGTGCTGGGGCTGATTATTCAATCTCAATGGCCCACCACAAGGATGCCTTTGCCTTTGCAACGGCTGACCTGGTGATGCCATCTGGTGTTGATTTCAGCGCACGCGAAGTCTTTGACGGGATTTCACTTCGTGTCATTCGCGATTATGACATCAACAATGACCAATTCCCGTGCCGCATCGATGTGCTGTACGGCTACAAGACCATCCGCGAACAGCTTGCTTGCCGGATCGGCTTCAACTAAACGGCTGGGGGCAATGATGCCCCTGCCCACTTTTTCACTTTAACCGGAGATTGCAAATGGCAGTCGAATATCTAGGTTCCGGCAACGATGACGGTGTTAATTTTGGCCGATCAACATCCGACAAAATCGGGTTTTATGGTCTGACCACACCAATCGTGCAGCCGGCTACGATCACCACTGTGGATACCACAGCGATTACCACGGTGGACACCACGGCCGTTACCACGGTGGATACCACCACCATCACGGCAGTTCAGGTTGCCACCGGCACCATAACGCATGTGATTGCGGCCTGTAACTCGCTGATCGTTGATAGCCAACTTCAGGCCGAAACGATCAACAAACTGGTGGCTGACAGTCGGCTGAATGCGCTTGGTATCAATCGGGCAATTTCTGACACTGATACGTCAGCGACGGCAGTCAATGCCGTGGTCGCTCGATTACAAGCCCTGAACCTCATCGCCACCTGATGGGCACAACATACTACACTCCCCCGGCACCGCGCCGGGGGCAGTCCGTCTTCCTTGCCACACCGGCATATGAGGCGACGAAACCCGGTTATTCATACTCTCTGGCGCTGACCACGGCGGAACTGGTGCGGCGCGGCATTAACTTTGAACTAGGCATTATGGAGGGCAACTGCCACGTTGATGACGGCAGAAACAACCTGGTGCGTCAATTCCTGAACGGCAACTGCACTGATATGCTGTTCATCGACAGTGATCTGCGCTGGGCGGCGGATAACGTCCTGAAAATTCTTGCACATAATGAAGACCTTATTTGCGGCGCATATCCATTCAAATCCAATGCTGGTGGCTACCCTATAGGGCGTATTCTCAACGCACGCCCAGACGGCATGTTAGAGGTTAGCTATGCGCCGACAGGTTTCATGCGGATCAGGCGGGAGGTGTTTACAAAGCTGTACCCATCCCAATCCCGGCATGGCACTGAAAATCCCACATCTGTTTATTTTGAACGGCGGTTCAACGGCAAGACCAGGGACGGCGGCGATGTGACATTTTGCCGCAAATGGATTGCTGCTGGTGGCAAGGTGATGGTTGATCCACGGTTGGGCTTTGAACATATCGGTGAAACCCGCTGGTCGGGCAAGTTCATCGATTATCTGGCCAAGGAAGAAAACCGGGCCAAGCATTACGATGTGGGGGTTGACGCCTCTGCCGGCCAGCCACCGATTGCGGCTGATATTGTCAGCAGTAATGTGCCCGACATCCTCAAGGCTATTCGTAACGGCGATCCATCCCTGGATGCCTTCAAACGGTTGGCGGATGCCTATGGCAACAAGCCCTGGGCGGCAACTTACGAATATCTGGAAATGGCTTACCGGATGGCGATGAATTTGCCCTTAGATGCCAAAATCCTTGAATGCGGATCGGGCATCAGCACGGTTGTGTTGGCGGCGACGGGCAGACCCTTGACGGTGGTGGAGGAAAACCCTGAATGGGCTGAAGCCACCCAGAAGTTATTGACCGAGTGCGAGCTTGATGCCCGCATTTTGTGTGCGCCGGTTGACGGTGATTGGTATGCTGCTAAAGATGCCCTGAAGGATTACCAGGCTGATCTGTTAGTTATTGACGGGCCAAGGCGGCGCAAGGACATCAATCATCCAGAGCCGCGTGAAGGTTTGAACCGGAATTGGCCGATCAGCAGCGAGGCCAGGTTGGCCGGCGTTGTCACCCGTGATGTCGCCATGATTGTCGATGACATGAAATCCATGACAGGCATGGGCGAATGGATACAATGCGGCACCGAGCGGCAGTTTGTCGCTGGTCGGTTGAATGTTGCGTAATGAGGTCCACAGATGTCAATCACCACATATGCCGAATTACAAACGGCGATCACTGAATGGATGAAGCGGTCTGCCCTGTCTGGGCGGGCCGCAGACATCATCACGCTGTGCGAGAGTGACATCAAAACCCGGTTTAACGGGCGGACCTTTGAAACCAATGCCACGCTGACCGGCGAAGTTGACAGCCGGGAACTGGACAGTGATGAAGGTTTTCCATCGGACTACAAATCATCGGTCAGCCTGTACCTGACCACCTATGGCGATGAGATAAAGCTGACCAAGAATGCTGCTGGTGATTTCATGCTGGACAGCGACAGCGGACCACCGGATGAGTGGGCGATTGACAACAACAAGGTTATTCTGGATCGGCCCTGTGACGTTGCTCACACATTCCGGTTCCGGTATCGGCAAACCCTGGCATTGTCGGATAGTGCTACCACCAACTGGCTGTTGACTAATTTCCCCAATGTCTATCTGACCGGAAGTTTGCATTGGGCGCATATGTATTCGTTCAAAGGTCAAGACCCCAGCCAATGGGGACAGGCATTCAATTCAGCCATTGAGGGTGTGGATTGGAACGAAAGCCGGGACCGCAATGCGCCATTGCAGGTTGATCCGGCGCTAATGCTGGCTGGTGGTGGTGGATTTAACATCAATGACGGGGATGCAGATTGACCCGTGTTTTGTTCGCACCGTTTGAGCCTGACGCCGGTTCGCTTGATAGTGGCGGGTCGAGCAAGACGGTCAATGCGATGCCTACTGGCAGTCCCAAGGCACCACGCTATGGGCCGATGTCCAGCTTGCAGGATTATTCAACGGATGCCCTGACCGGGCGCTGTCTTGGCACATTGTCGGTGCGGGATAGCAGCGGCAACACGCACCTGTTTGCTGGCGACACAACCAAATTATACAAATTACCGACTGATCTAAGTTTTGATGACATCACCAGGGCATCGGGCGGTGCCTATGCTGTGCCGACGAACGAATTTTGGTGGTCGGTATTCTGGAACTCCAGCCAGGTCATCATGGGCAATGGCGCCGATGCGGCACAGGAATTTACACTAGGCAGCAGCACCAAATTCGCTGCCCTCGCTGGATCACCACCGGCAGCGCGTCATGCGGCGGTTGTAGGGCCGCACCTGATGCTTGGTTCCACGGCATCGGATGCCTGGGGCGTGCAGTGGTGTGCTGCGGCTGACGCCACCACCTGGACAACGGGAGGCGGTGCAGCCGGTGATAGTCAGGGATTTGATGAAGGCGGCTGGGTGCGCGGCATCGCCAATGGGCGGTTGTTCTCATATTTGTGGCAGGAGGAACTCATCCGCCGCATTACCTACACCCGCGACAATAATCATTTTGTGTTTGACATTGTGGCGCGTGATCTGGGTCTGGCGGCACCGCGCAGCCTAGTCAGTTTTGGTTCGCAGAATTTCTTTCTGGCGAGCGATGGTTTTTACCGGCATGACGGGGAGACATTTTTCCCGATTGGTCGGGGGCGGGTTGATCAGTGGTTTTATGACCGGGTGGATGACACCAAATCGATTGAAACGTATGGCGTGGTTGATCCCAGCGACACCAAGATTTACTGGGCCTACTACACAGCCAACACCGATTATGCCAACAACATCATCAGCTATGATTACTATCGGGATCGGTGGGCGGAAATCGAACTTGATACCGGTGTGACTGTTCTGTCGGTGCTGCTGCCGCAGGGTGTGTCATTGGA